AGCATAAGCAACAAGAATATTTTGCGAAGCATCCATGATTTTTATATCCGTTCCGTTTAAAGCTGTCGTTAAATTTGCCATTTTTCTATTTATTTAATTAATTAATTTTATTTATAATTGACTTGCGTTTATGTAAAATGCTGCAATAGTCACACTCGTTACAGCGGTATAGGTAATTTCAATTTCGTCATCTGAATTATTAAAAGCTGAAACTTTAAAAGGACCAATAACCGCTTCTCTAGCAGCCTCTACTGCTATACTCGCATTTGCTTTTGTTAAACTCCCATAAATACTGTTAGGCACACTGGTTGTCTCGGCTGCAATAGTCACTGTAATTGTTTCACCACCACCATTTTTAATATGTAAAAAGGTACTTCCTGCATTATCAACTGTATCCCCTGCCTCCCCTGCATTTGCATAATCAACCTGATCTCCTGATTCAGTTATCTGTTGTAGTGTTAGTTCCGCCATCTTCTTTTATTTTTTTAGTTTTTTTCTTTTCTTTTTTGGGAGCATTAATATGTTCTCCCTCTATAAGTTCTTCTAACTCGGATTTTCTGGTAATTATTACATAAGTTCCTTTGGTAATAATTTTGCCATGTCTTTTGCTTTCCCAATCTTTTATTAATTTATATCTCATAATTTAATTATTTATTAATCTTACTCTAAAATTTAAGGATTTTACATAAATTCCATCATCAGCATCCTTTACATCAAAATCCTCGTTATAACTCAAATATTGGATGCCTTGCACTACTACCCCTTCGTAAGTCCCATTTACTCTATCTAAAGCTGTCCTAACAGCATCTGCAATATCAGATGCCTCACTATATGTTTTGCTAAAACACATTATTAAGATAGTATTCTCATCCAAAGGGCTTACCCCATCCTTTGTATCTGTTGGTGAATCTCCTGTTACCTGATAAATAGCAAATGGAAATGTAGCTCTCCTTGTTGCTACATTAGGATAAATCCTATCCGCTATTAAAGCTCCAACAGCCGCACTATCTTCTAAAATACTATATATTGCTTTTCCTACTAACATTTTAATATCCTAAAGTTCCGTATTTCTTCATTCTCTTTTCATGTCTTTTAATCGCACTTGCTGCTATCTTTGTAGCTTCTTTAAATGCGTTTGATGTCATTTTTATTTTATTACTATCCCAAGCTGGTTGCATATATTTTTGAGCTTTCCCTTTGCCTTTTCCATAAAATATAACCTCATCCCCATATTCTATAAAAGCTCCATAAAATCCAGATTTTTCTTTACTCCTAAAAGCCCGTTTTACTCTTGGCCCTAAATACAATCCCATAAAGTTTTTAGTTTTTCTTGTTGTAAAGAATCCTAAACTATTTTTTAATTGTCCTGTTTTTTTAGGCACTCTACTTTTTGCATCATTTAATGCTCCTTTTGCTATTTTTCTCCAAAGAGCTTTCCATAGATTATATTGTTTTATCTGTTTTGGTAAATCTCCAAACATTTGCTCAATCTCCTTTGCTCCTTGTAATTTTATTTGTCCTGTAGCCATTAATCCTTTTCCTTTGTTGTTATTTTTAAAAATCTTTCTCTCCCCTCAATTTGCTCAAGTGTTTCAAAATAATAATATTTCGTTACACTTTGTGGAGCAAAAGCAATCCTATGCTCCATTGTTGCCGCTGTATTGCCATTCAAAAAATTATCTAAATCTAAATTACGAATATAAAAAGTAACAAATGTAGTTGCTGTAATTTTATCAGCGTCCTCTCCTTCTGTTCCGTTTTTCCACTCTACCTTTGACCAGACTTCTCTTGTTGTTATCCATGAATCAATTTGTGTTTCCCCATAATCATTTAACTCTACTACTGGTTGTTCAATCGTTACCCTTCTATCAAGTTCGCCTATTAACATACTGTTTGCACTTTAAATTGCTCTAATAAATATTGAGCAGATTTTGGTAACTCTGTGGCTATTCGCCCTACGACTACCTCTTGGCGATTCTCGTACCAATTCCCAATAGTTAAAAGTACCGCTTCTCTTATTCCTTCTGGTACATCAGATGCTGCACTTCCATATCCTACTACATATTGGCACTCTACTGCATTTAATCTATCCGCTAAACTTGGGAATGATTGATTAGGCTTTAATCCTATTCTTGCTGGCTGATGCTCTAAATCTTTTTGATAAACAGAGGTGGCTAAAGTTTGCTGAGTATTATCACTATCATAGTATTTTACATGCGTTACACTACTTACAGGGCTTTTAAACAAAGAGGCTAAATCACTCCAAGTATCTCCAAATTGATTTAAAGTAGTATTTATAAAATATCTATTGGTAAATATTTGAGCAGATTCCGTTGCTGCACTTACAAGATTATCTATGTAAGTATCATCCGCTGTTGTATCCACCTTAAGATGAGTCTTAGCCTCAGCGGTTGTTAATATTGCTGTTGTAGCAGCTGTGTCTACTGCATAACTCCTTGCCATATCTTTAATTTTAAAAAAAAGGGTGGCA